ATGCAGTAGAATCCATACGTGACCTGTTTGTTGAACAATCAATAGACCAGCGCATAGAAGAAGCGTTACCAATTCTGGCAAAATTAGCCAATAAGGAAGATAAAATGAAAGAAGTAGATCAATTTGAATCATGGGCCGACAACGTCATGGAGGGCACCTGGGCATTACCTGACACGCCTGAATCAGACGCAAAACTTAAAGAATTAATGAGTAAGCCGTTGATTGTGGGTGCTGATGCAACCAATGCAACAGAACAATTGTATGACCTAGTTGGTGATGACATCTTGTTTGATCGTTTGAATGACCTAGCTGACCGAGACCCCAATGCTGACTGCTGGGAAGATCCCGAAGTTATCAATCGTCTAGGTGAGCTTGGTATTGATATTACCGCTACAGTGGGTCCAGACTCTGGTGAACAAGGTGTGGCGGAAGGAACCAGACAAGGTATCATGCTCAACGGTAAAGAAGTTGACATGCGTAGCTTAGAAATTGAAAACGTTGATTCTAGAGACTATCCAGATTTTAGTGATGCATATATTGGCCGTGCTTCATTTACTGACGGAACAGATCTAAGTGATCAAGAAATGGACCAACTAAACGACGAGCATGGCGATCTTGTACATGAGTTGGCCTACGACAGTTTGCATGAATCAGATCTTGGCGAAGACATTGACACCGATGGCGTAATGATGACCAAGTCCAGCAACATGAGCAGTGAAAGCGTTGAACGTATGCGTCAGTTGTCAGGATTAAACGAAGGTTGGAAAGGCGAACTTGCAGGCGGAACAGCCGGCGGTGTCAGCGGAACAGTTGCTGGATCAGCACTGGGTGCATTAGCAGGTGGACCAGTTGGCGCCGCAATTGGTGGTGTAATTGGCGGTGCCGCTGGCGGAACAGCTGGACAAATGGCCGGTAGAGAACTAAGCAAAGAAAACAAACTGTCAGAAGCACAGCTTGATGAGATTGCTCCTATTGTTCCTGCATTGGCCGCAGGTGCAAGAATGTTGCTACCAATACTGTCTCGTGTTGGCCCGGCACTGGGTCGTATGGCATCCAAAACAGGCAAAGCTGGTGCTGATGTTGCTGGAAAAGCAGCCACAGGAGTTGGTAAAGGTGCTGTGGAAGTTGGTAAATCAGCCGCACAAGCAACAGCTCAAAATGCCGGCAAGGTTGGTGTTGGCGCCGGCATATATTCCATAGCAGATGAAATTGCTAAATCCATTCCACAAGGAATGAACAAAGTTTATACAGATGCAAAAGATGCTGCCAGCGCATTAACCAGTATTGTTGGCAATGCAGTTGACAGTAAAACTATTGGTGAGCTAGCAATGGCCGCCGCCAAGTATGCAATACCATTAGGTTTGCTATTGGCTGTACTGTACGGTGGCAAGAAACTTATTGATCAGGTAATGAGCGAAGGTGCCGATGACACCAATATGGGTGCTCTTGGCAAAATGGTTGGCTCGGGCACTCCAAACCCAAGTGACTTTGTACAAGGATTTAAGAAAACATTTGAAGAATCAACATCACTACAAGGCCAATACGGACACTCTGGTAAACTACAGAAGTTTGATGATATGGAGCAAGATGTTCTAAGCCGATTGCGTCAACTGTCTGGCATGATGAAATCATAAAATAGTTATTAGAGCAAATGCGTCATAAATATCATTGACGCTGACACTAAAAGCGTGTACACTACAACAGTGACACGCTTTTTTATTAGCATCACAGGCAACTTAGAAAACATTTTATAACACTTAGAAAGGCAACTTAAAATGGCATCATTATCAGAAATCCGCGCACGTCTCTCAGCCGCAGAGTCAAACAAAGGCGGTCAATCATCAGGCGGCGACAACGCAATCTACCCACACTGGAACATGGACGAAGGAGCAAATGCTACTATTCGATTCTTACCAGACGCAAACTCTAAAAACACATTCTTCTGGGCCGAACGAGCCATGATTCGACTGCCATTCAATGGCATCAAAGGAGAAATGGATTCTAAACAGGTCATGGTACAAGTGCCCTGTGTTGAGATGTGGGGCGACGCTTGCCCAATCCTGGCAGAAGTACGCACATGGTTCAAGGACAAGAGCCTTGAAGACATGGGTCGTAAGTACTGGAAAAAACGCAGTTACATTTTCCAAGGCTTTGTTCGTGAGAACCCAATTGGTGACGACAAGACACCAGAAAATCCTATCCGTAGATTTATCATTGGTCCTCAAATCTTTAACATTATTAAAGGTGCATTGATGGATCCTGAACTAGAAGAAATCCCAACAGATTTAATGCGTGGCCTAGACTTCCGTGTTAGTAAAACCAGCAAAGGCGGTTACGCTGACTACAGTACGTCTAAGTGGGCACGTAAAGAATCTGCACTGACAGAAGCAGAACAAACTGCCCTTGAATCACACGGATTGTTTGATCTTGCCAGCTTTTTACCCAAGAAGCCTGGTGAAGTTGAATTGAAAGTAATGAAGGAAATGTTTGAAGCAAGTGTAGATGGCAAGCCATACGATCTCGAACGTTGGGGTCAATACTTCCGTCCAGCAGGTGTACAAGCACCTGCAGGTAGTTCTACTGAAGTCGATGAGGATACACCTGCTCCGGTAGCAAAGGCAGCACCTGCTCCAGCACCTACTGCTGGTTCATCTCCGTTTGACGACGAAGACACACCGATTGCCACAGCACCTGTTGCTAAACCTGCAGGCGGACAAAATGCACAAGACATTTTGGCAATGATTCGCTCACGTCAACAAAAGTAATAAATTCTCATAATGAGGGGCAATTTATCAATTGGTTGCACTGATACATCGTGTATCCCCCTAGTTAGTAAATTATTTGAGCTTGGATATAGACCTGAAGAAATTCAGGTCTATCATCCGCCTAATCAGTTGCTGTTAACAAAATTTTGTGACCAATTGTTAATACAGCACACATCAATTTCAGATAACAACGACTTTAATAAGTATGTTACACAATCTGCAGAGTTGATGTTAAACATCAGTGGTATTCCTTTTTTAATATCTGAAGATAATATTAAAAAATTTCCAAATGGCATTATAAATTTACATACAGGGTTGCTTGAAGAATATCGAGGACGATGGATGTCAAGCTGGGCATTAATTAACAATGAAAAATTTACCGGCTATACCTGGCACTATGTTAACAGTCAATTTGATGCTGGCAATATTATATTTCAACAGAAATTTTTAATCTCCAAACAAGACACAGCATTTAGTTTAAATTTTAAAATACTAAACCATGCAATTGAATCAATTGAGCATGTATTAACAAAGAATTTAGGAACACCTCCAACAAAACTTGGACGTTATTATAATAAAGAAAAACCATTTAACGGAATTATACAGGATGGTTGGTCCAACAATCAAATTAACCAATTTATTAAAGCAATGTACTATCCTCCGTATGAGCCAGCTATATTTTTAAAAAATAATGTTAAACATTATGTAAATACCTTTGATGAATACAAAAATATATGATATCATTGCCCCCTCGTGTTTATGATAAAATATTACAAGACCCAAGTTGGGTACCTGATAAATTTTTATTCAACGACCACATGGGCGGATTTGATATTAATTTGCAAAATAAAATCCTAAAAAGATTAAATGATTTTGCCAGTCAAGAGAATAAGATTTTTGACATCACAGTCCATCAAATTTTTACCAACAACATAACATCAACGTACCCAAATCTTAAAATTACATTTTCAATAGAAAATCAGGAAAGAATTAATACTGGTCATTTTTATAATTATAATATGCATCCGGAACTGAATTATAAAAATTTTGTTTGTAGTTTTAATGGATCACCACACGTTGGTAGAACATTACTAGTTTCAATACTAGATAAATTTAAATGGTTTACTCCTGAGTATTGCAGTAAGAATTTTCAATTTACATCTGACAACATTGATGGGAACTTATTGGATTATCTAACTCCTGACCAAGCTCGTGTTAGTGGTAAATTTTTTGTAAACAACAGTAATTTTCAAGAAACCGTATATAGTTTTGGACACGTTAGATTTGCTCATGCAGACAACATATATAATCTTGAAAGTAAATTAACACAAAGTTTTTTACATATAGTAAGCGAAACCTTGGCCACAAGTTATTATCCATTTGTAACAGAAAAATTTTTATACAGCGTAGTAACCAGAGGATTGTTCTTGACATACGCACAACCTGGCTGGCATGATTATGTGGAAAAATACTATGGATTCAAAAAATACACTAAATTATTTGATTATCAATTTGACACAATTCAGAATCCAGTTATTAGATTACTAGAACTAGCATCAATGATATCAAAGTTTAGTTTATTGTCAGTAGAGGATTGGCAAGATTTATATCTATTAGAGCATGATACCATTGAGTATAATTACGATCACTATTTCAGCAAGAATTATTTAAAAGTATTTCATGATCAAATCTGAGCCACACAATTTTGTAATTATAAGATATCCTGCATTTACCGGCGGGAATTTTATTTGCAATTCTTTAACTCTAAGTCGTCACACGTTGGTTAAAAATCCTAATTTCAATAAACATTTACTAAGGTACCCTGATGATTATGAGTACAGATTAAACGCAGTACTTACAACATTGCCTCCAAACAAGAGTGAAATGTTAAAGTGGGTGCCTAGATATCCCCAGGATGGATACGAGTGGAAAAATAGTGATTTATTCTGCAGGCAAGATATAACAGATTGGTCTCTTAGAGGGCAACGATCAATCACTGGTGATTTTATATGGGAACAGTTGAACAGCGGGCTTGATTTATTTTTGACATTTCATCCTTATCAATTGAATCCTAGCAAAAAAGTTTTAACTGCTTGGCCAAACGCTCGAATTATTAATTTAGTAAATTTTGAAAAATTTTGGGCTATTGCATCAGCATTAAAACAAACCGTTGGAGATCGTGTGTTAGGATACGGATACAACGAATCAAAAGAAAAATATGCAATTCTTGCCAGTGAAAATTGGCCAAGCTGGAAAGAATTTGAACGTTCAGGATTTGATATAAAGAAATTTTCAAATTTGCCTGATAACATTCGAGAAGAAATAACAGAATTTTATCCACTACATACAAATAAAATTTTATCATTTGACATTGATAATAATATTTTTGTCAAAGAAAACTATCTTAATGCAATGAAAGAATTGTATTTAAAAATGGGCTACGATGATTTTAACTCTGACATAGTCTCTGCGTTTTGGCAAAAATACATACAATTACACATTGACATTTGACTTAATTTTTAGTATAATTAACTTTACATTTTTAGGAAAACATAATGGCAAAACCATTTGACGTAAGCAAGTTCCGTAAGGAAATCACAAAAAGCATTGACGGCCTTTCAATTGGCTTCAATGATCCCACAGATTGGATCAGCACAGGCAACTATGCCTTAAACTATCTTATCTCTGGTGACTTCAACCGCGGCATTCCGCTGGGCAAGGTAACAGTATTTGCTGGCGACTCGGGTGCAGGCAAGAGTTATATCTGTTCGGGCAACATTGTCAAGAACGCACAAGAACAAGGTATCTTTGTAGTGCTAATCGACAGTGAGAATGCATTGGATGAAGACTGGCTCAAAGCACTAGGTGTTGACACCAGTGATAGTAAACTGCTCAAGTTAAGTATGGCCATGATTGATGATGTTGCTAAAACAATCTCAACATTCATGAGTGACTACAAAGCCCTGCCCGATGGTGAACGTCCCAAGGTCATGTTTGTAATTGACTCATTGGGTATGTTGTTGACTCCCACAGACGTTAACCAATTTGACGCAGGCGAAATGAAAGGTGACTTGGGTCGTAAACCCAAAGCACTCACAGCACTTGTTCGTAATTGTGTAAACATGTTTGGTAGCTACAATGTTGGTCTGGTATGTACCAATCACACATACGCAAGTCAAGACATGTTTGATCCAGATGACAAGATCTCAGGTGGACAAGGCTTTATCTATGCCAGTTCAATTGTGGTTGCTATGAAGAAGATGAAACTCAAAGAAGATGAAGACGGCAACAAAGTATCCGAAGTAAACGGCATTCGTGCGGGTTGCAAAGTTATGAAAACACGCTATGCCAAGCCTTTTGAAGGCGTTCAGGTTAAAATCCCTTACACAACAGGCATGAGCCCTTACTCAGGTCTTACTGATTTGATTGAGAAAAAGGGTCTGCTT